AAACAGGATAGTATTATTACTCTTACCATAACTTCGAATGAATCCATTACAGAACCTTCTGTTCTTTTTACAATTTCAGGCACTGATTATAATCCTACAACATTATCGGGTTCTGAGAGTATATGGAATGCAGCATACACTGTTCAAAATGGTCAAAATGGAACGGTATCATTTACAGTTGATTATACAGATTTAGCGGGTAATTCTGGTGTCCAACAAAACCAACCCACAAACGGTTCACAGGTTACTATTGACACAACACTACCCACATTATCAAGTGCTACTATTGAAAGTAGTAATAATGATGTTACCTTGGCCAAAGAAGGTGATACCATTACACTCAACTTGACTTCAACTGAAACAATTACTACACCGTCGGTCACATTCAATATTTCAGGCACTGACTATAACCCCACGACATTATCCGGTTCTGATAGTACATGGACTGTAACATACACCGTAGAAAATGGCCAAAATGGAACGGTTTCATTTACAGTTGATTATACAGATTTAGCGGGTAATTCTGGTGTCCAACAAACTGAATCCACAAACGGTTCACATGTCACTATTGACACAACACTACCCACATTATCAAGTGCTACTATTGAAAGTAGTAATAGTAATGTGACCTTGGCAAAAGAAGGAGATACAATCACACTCAATATGACTTCAACCGAAACAATTACTACACCCTCGGTCACATTCAATATTTCAGGCACTGATTATAACCCCACAACATTATCCGGTTCTGATAGTACATGGTCTGCAACATACACCGTTGAAAATGGCCAAAATGGAACGGTATCATTTACGGTTGATTATACAGATTTATCCGGTAATGCTGGAATACAAACAAATCAATCGACAAACAATTCTTCTATTACCGTCGACACCACACCACCTTCGTTGTCCATTATCTCTATTACAAATAGTAACAGTAATAACGCATTTGCTAAACAAGGGGATATTGTTACTCTAAATTTGACATTTAGTGAAGCAATAGAATCACCAACGATTAAGTTTATGATTGAAGATGCCGATGTACAAACGAGTAATGCTTCCGGAAGTGATACAAATTGGGTGGTTAGTTAATTCTGCAACATTTAATGATGAATCCGCAAGTATCACAGTAAAAACTACCATTCCTGAAATGATCGAATATTCAATAATCAACGCAAGTGGTACTGATATAGAAAATGTATTTGTAACAGAAGGTGATGTTCTTGAAGTATCCTTAACGTTTGATTGTGAAGTAAGTATAAACAGCTTGGTTTTCTTACTACCTAATGAAATGTATTCAAATATCTTTGGTGCTGCTAATATATTTGAATTAACATCGACAGGTGATTTTTCAACGTCTGGTACATGGGAATACACGGTTCAGAGTGGAGATACCAATATTTCTTTTCAACTATCTAATATAATTGACAGAGCTGGAAATACATTAGAAGACACGACAGAATTTCCTCCCCAAAACTTACTTTCGATTCTTCATACTATTGAAGGAGAGAATTCAGGAGACCGAATAGGTTATTCAACTGCTATTAATTCTAATGATAACGTAATAGCGATATCTGCACCAGGTATAGGAAATACTGGGGTTGTTCGCGTCTATACGTTCATAAATAATGTATGGGTACAAAAAGGAGGTGATATTATAGGACCAATTAATTCTACCCAATGGGGTATTTCTTTAAGTCTAAATACTACTGGTGACATAGTTGCTATAAGTGATAATACGATTGATGATACGCCTGATGATACTTCTGGTCCTACTGGTCTAGTACAAGTGTTCGAATTTAATTCGAATTCGTGGACACAGAAAGGAGGTGATATCGCCACTTTCGGACTACAAGACGGTATAGATATATCTCTTGATTCATCTGGTAACACCATTGCCTTTAGTACATTAATAACCCCCAATTTTGGTGGAGGCCTAGTCCACATACGAGAATACGATGGATTTGGTTGGGTACATAAACACACAATATCAGATAGTGACAGCTTTTTAGAGGGAGCTGGAAGAAATATATCGCTCAATGACACTGGAAACAGAGTAGCTTTTACTATAGATGGTGTGGGTGGTGTTATGTCGCCAACAGGAATTGTAAAAATCTATGAAAAATCCAATAGTACATGGAGTGAAATCGGGTCGTTTGAAGGTGCTGTGGGTGACAAACTCGGATGGGGAGGTGTTTCCCTCAATTCGGCTGGTGACAGAGTAGCGTTTTCATCAGTTCACAATGATAATGGTACGAATGTGGATTCTGGATATGTCAATGTTTATGAATACCAAAATTCAACATGGACAATTGTTGGAGCATCTATTATAGGTGAATCGAGTGGAACTAAACTTGGTTTTGGTGTATCCCTAGATTCTGTTGGTGATACATTGGCAGTGGGTACACAAGCCGGACCCGCGAGAATTTACCAATTTGATAGTGACACGAACGACTGGGTTAAAAAATATGAAAATGACATAAATGTATCTAATAACCAGAATTGTATACAACTAAGTAAAAGTGGTAATGCTCTAATTGTTGGTAATGATACGTATGTTAATGGCAATAATAAGGGTAGTGTCGTGTTATATGAAATTCCATAAATTAAATGGATATTATATTCCCTGAAATGAAAATAAGTGTTCTCAAAAAACTATTTTACATTGTCGTAACCTACATAAAGACACCTAACACCATATAGAATACAAAAATAATTAAAAAAAATGGCTAAAAAAACCGTAAAAAAAGTTGTTCGCCGTGTGCGCAAAGTGAAAGCAAACACTTCTGAAAACGCGGGAGTTAATGTTGCTTCTTCCGTCCCCGTAAATAATGTTCAAGAAAATACCACTTCTGTATCTACAACTGTTACAAACAATGTAGCAACCGCCGTTGAAGTAAAAACCGTAGTGGATGAGTGGGAAACTACATTTAATACTCTACTTGAACAAACGAGCGAACTCAACAAGACTACTCGTCTTCTTACCACTACACTAAAAAAGGTCCACAAACAGTGGTCTCGTGCTCTCAAAGATGCTCGCAAAAAGAGTTCTAAGAAAAAGAAAAATTCGTCTGCGAAACGTGCTCCTAGTGGATTTGCCAAACCGTCCGTTATTTCGAAAGAACTATGCGATTTTCTCGGTAAACCCGAAGGAACTGAAATGGCGCGAACGGAGGTCACTCGTCTTCTAACGCAGTACATTAAGACACACTCTCTTCAGGACCCATCGAACAAACGTGTCATTGTTCCGGATGAACGCCTTACATCTCTTCTTCAGGTAGACAACTCCTCCGAACTAACGTACTTTAACCTTCAGAAATACATGAAACGCCATTTCCCTAAGAAAGGCACAACTTCCGTTACCAATACCGTTTCTGCGTAAATGTAAAAATAAAAAATAAAAACCAGTTTTATTAATTAATTTTTTTCTATTTTTTATTTCATTATTCTTGCTCCGATATTATTTGAAATTTCAACAATGTATTTAATGTGTCCATGTCCGAGAACATATACGGAAGAACATCTTGGATAGTATCGACAACAACAATTCTAAACGTATCATCTTCCTTAAACTGAGGAGTATCTCTCTTAATTTTTTCATAATCATCTTCATTATCACGAGGAATCAACACAACTTTTGCACCAGCCATGCGTGCTCCTTGTAATTTGGAAGGTAATCCGCCGATGGGCATAATATTTCCAAGTAAGTCAATTTCGCCAGTCATTGCGCAAAATCGGTTAATGGGTTGATTTGTAAACATAGACAAGAAACTAACTGTCAATACACCACCCGCACTCGGACCATCCTTTGGGGTGGCTCCCTCGGGACAATGTAAATGTAGACCCCAGTTTTCTTTTCCTTCTAACACCTTTTGCTGCTCTACAGAGAGTAAATGCCATGCCACCGTCTGCGCGACAGAAATACTCTCTTTCATTACATCTCCTTGTTGACCCGTTATTTTTAACGAAAAATTCTTTTCGGCATATACAGGGAAAATCTGAATCATGGTCAACCCCCCTACTCCTGCTTTGGTTGCGTACAAACCATTGGCAATACCGACATGGTCTTTACTAGGTATAGATTTGATACGATGTTTGTAGTGGTTCTGTAAAATGTCATCAATTAACTCTTTGGTGATCTTAATGGGTCGCGTCTTGAAATTATCCGATTCTAATAAGATGTGGAGATTGATGTGTCTCAAAATGTGAAACAACTTTTCTTTTACTTTGCGAACACCCGCTTCATAAGTATACGTATTTATCAAATAAAAGATCTCTGGTTCTTCCAAGATAATGTCTTCTTTGTTAAAACCAATGGTAGATATGATTTCTGGAAGAATATAGTGTGTAATAATGGTCGCCTTTTCGTATTTGTCCAGCGATTTTGTTTTTATTCTATGAATACGGTCTATTAAAATACGGTCAACTTTGGAGGCATCATTGTACGAGAATATAATTAAACATTGCGATAAATCAATGGGAATACCCGAAAAATATTTATCCATGAATTCTTCATTCTGAGAAGGATCGGTTAAATGGATTAATATTCCAATAATTTCTCTACCGTGTTCGGTATTACTGATTTTATCCAGTTCATCGATGTAAATTATTGGATTCATACATTTTGCTGTCATAAGCGCATCCACAATTTTACCCCAAGTGGAGCCAACGTAGGTATAATTGTGCCCTTCTAAGGTCGAACCATTTGTTGAACCACCTAAAGCGATAAATACAAACGGGCGTTTTACTCCTTCTTCATCCTGTAAACAATTTGATATTCCTTGTTTTGCCAAAGTTGTTTTACCTGTACCGGGTGGTCCTTCTAATCCAAACACGTAACCACGATTTTCGCCGTTAATCCATTGCGCAATGATTCGTTTTATTTGGTTTTTGGCATCATTTAAACCAAAAACAGCATCATCCAATATTGTACTGACTTTAGAAATATAATTCTGTTTCCTCTCCGAATATGTATTCCATTTCACTGCGAAGTAGTCTATTCTGTCTAACCACTTTTTCAAGTGTAACGCGTAACAAGATGGAAATTGTCCTAATAAGATTTCGTGAACGTACGGCGCTAACACCTTTAGTATTCCCGATTTTCTCAGCTTTACCGTTTTTACACCAAAACGTTTAGCAATCGCGCGCAAATCTTTTACGGAAACTTGCGCGAGTTGGTCGTCCATTGCTTCTGAAAGTGATTTTCTGATTGTGGGTACCGTTTGCTGAACAAAATTGTCAATGGTGTAATACGTTGTTTCTTTGTTAGTTTGTACGAATGATTTGAATTGTTCAGGAACGTCATTTATGATAATATCATAACTTGTTTTGTGGTAGGACAGTTCGTGTGTAATTGGTTCTTTTTTGTAAATTCCAAAAGGGATTTTCAATAACCCATCCAAATATTGGGTGGCCTTAGTCACATCTGCTCCTTTTCCATTTTTAACCTCTTTTAATTTCGTCATTGCCTTTGCCTTGACTTCATCTTTCGTTTTTAGTAATAAAATTTGCTTTTCATAAGATAACATATCGGAAACGTCCCCCGTGATTGCTTCTATTTTTTTTGTTGTGAGTACAAGTTGTTGTTTCAACTTATCTTGTATAGACCAGTGGAATGATGTGAAAATATCGTCAGCACAAGTATTAGATGCCATAACATAAGCACGGTTTGAAATCATATCATACAATAAATATGCTAAATGTTCTGTATCTGAATCGTCTTCATTGAGGAGCAGTAAGAGTATACTTTCTCGTTTCTCAAAAGTAGAACACGTTAGAAAATGTTTGACAAGTGATGAAATTGTCATGTTTTTAATCTTTTCGATTTGTTTATAATTTTGAACACAGTCATCAACAATTTCGCTTACGGTATGTGTACAAAAGAAACCTAGGGAAAACTGATGAATGTATCCTTCTATGAAATGAAGAGGAACTTCTTTAACTTGGAGCATTTGTGTTCGTACAGATAAATACTTCATAGGGAAATACATGTTGTGTACATTAACAATGTTAGTATCAAAATATCCTTTAACAATAAACCGAGCGTTTTCACATTGAATTAACAATTCAGCACCGTGAATTTGAAGCACAAGACTTTCCGCATGGCATATATCTGATGTTGTAATTTTGGAGGGGATTATTTTCATTTGAGAGTAAGCAGCATCGCGTAAATTTTTACACATTGTGATTGATATCGGATTAAAATATTTGGTGTAAAAATGAAGATCATTCGTTTTTTCAGAGCAATTATTTATTTCTAAAATATGAGCGAGGGAATCACAACCACACAGTTCCATGACTTTCCATAATGTGTTTTGTGTGATGATCAACGTTCTGAAAGCTCTGCGAAAGTACATTTCATTAATTTGTGACAACGTCACTTCGCATGAATGTAAAGTATTTATTGTTTCAATGTACATCTTATGAGTGATTAAGCCATTTTCTCTTGATTGTTGAATTCTTTTCCCAATACTTATCATCCATTTCAAACATTTACATTTTGTAGCCGTTATGTATTTGCGATTCGCATGGACATGGACGACAAAGTCGTGGATAAGTTGTTCTGTCATAAAATAACCCTTTTGATATTTTAAGACAAGAAAAAAAGTTTAAAAAAACGCAAACAATTGTTTTAAATCCTACTATATGACAACGTCGTACGGTTTACGATTCACCATCCGGTTCACCAACAATTGGTTTTGAAATAGGTTTCAAATCTGGTGTGAGAGTTGCTGGTGTTACATTTTGTTTAAAGCGAATATTTACATGATAGTCATACAGAACATCATCTTCGAATGACAATAAAGATAGGTGATCTGAATACCCCCAAATAGACAAAATGTGTACCGGGAAAACGAGTTCATCGTCCATTTTTAATACATTATACGGATCGAACACATGCTGTTCTGAGCAATCAAAATCAAGATAAAAATAATTCCATAAAAGGTCAAGGACCTCACCTACATTAATATTATTTATGAGCTTTGAAAGTACATCAGTTCCTCTACATGCAAAAGGACTGTACCAAATTTTATCCAACTTGTTAACGTTGGGTACATATTCTAAATTGCTTTGAACTTTAGAAAGATTTACAGAATAATTTAAACATGGGTTTTGTTGTGGATAAACATATTTATAAGGTTCCAAAGTGGTTACAATAGATTCAATATTTGCAGCCCAATCATTAGCGACATCTACGTTGTCGTTGTAAAAAGGTTTTAAAATATCCCGTCGATACCTTTCAACAAATTCGTTGTTTTCTCCGCGTGGAAATGTTTCATCAATTTTATAATCGGAATTATTTAATGCGAATAACATAATATCCCCATTACTGGGGTAATACTGTTGCGGTTGTTGCTCTTGTTCTGAGGTGTTTCCCGAGGTGTTTTCTAGGGTATCTTCACATACACAATCCGTGTTACAAGAACCTCCCCACATTCGACGAAAGTCTCCAACCCAGTCCATAGGTATTACCATGTCAAACGTTAATTTATTTTTAGTTAAAACGTTATGATGTGATGGTTCAACTTCATACACACATGTTTGTGCTTTAAATGTACGAAATGATGTCGCCATGCCAAACATTTATATACAATAACGTTATAATTTTTTTCTTTAAAATTATGTAAAATACATCAGGGGATTTTTGTTGTCATTTTGCGATTTTTTAATGGTTTGCCTCTTACTCTTTCTTTCTAAATGAAGACTTTTTAAATTTGATTTAATCGTGAACAATTTTATATGTTTGATAGGTGATAACGAAATTTTATAATACTTTGAACTTGAACTATTTATCTCTCGAAACTGTGAAATACTGAGATGACCTCCAAACATGTCCAAAGCTAATCTCGGCGGTGCCAATTGAATTGTTGATGTTGTATACATATCAAAATACAAAGAATGAAGCAGACTATATCTTTCCCATGGATCACTGTAGTCAATAACATCGTTGAAGTTGTATGACGCGGCACATTCTGGACTACAAAACTGACCGTATACAACAAATTCGTTCTTCGTATATTTCAGTGGTAGATGATACTTTTGGTTATGAAAAGAATGACAGCACCACATACAAACAACTTTGTTTAAATTTGGTTCTTGAGTCGTCGGTACATTCAAGATTTGATCATTCGCATTTGTTTCGTTCTTTGTTGTTTTTTTTGCTTCTATCCACTCACAATTTTCTCCAAATGATGATTTTTGTTCCAATGGTGTAGTAATTTCTGGATTGTATGTAAAAAGTTCTTTCTCTTGAGTTGTGACATTACCGTTTGTCATTGTACTACTATCATTAATCTCTTTTTTTATGGGGAGGCATATAATGACATTTTCATTTAATGTATGTGATGAAATGATTGTACGAATTTTTTTTTTTCTCCTTGGCATTGTAGTAATATAGTTTAATTAACGTTTCTATTTCGGTAAGTTTTAAATAAAGTTTTAAAAAAACTCAATTGAGTCGTTTATGTCACCGTTATTTAAAATCAATGCATCTAATATTGCATCAGTGTTTAAATATCCCATTTCAGTCATAATCCTAATTTGAGAAGAGTATAATGAACGAAAATAAGTTCGCATTGTTTGAGGATCCGGTGGTGAAGCCACGTTAAATGTTCCGGATGTAGACGTAGAGGAAGATATGGATGGTGTAGGTAAATCAGAAGACTCCGTTTGTGATGTAGACGACAACGTGGTGTCACGGTCCTCAGACTGTTTTTCTTCAGTGTCACGGTCCTCAGTCTGTTTTTCTTCGGTGTCACGGTCCTCAGACTGTTTTTCTTCGGTGTCACGGTCCTCAGACCGTTTTTCTTCTTGTTCTGCCTGATTTATTTCAGAGTGAATAACATTTCTCAAAATAGTTTGAATATCTGATATTAAATTTAATTCGGACGTTGATGCTAATAACCCTGGGGGTAAATTAATTTCATTGTTTCCACTATCAATGGATACACCATGGTGACGTGGAGGTGGAAGAATAGAAGGTACCGGTGGTGGATATGAAACCGGGGGCGGAGGTGGGGGAGGAACTGGCGGAGGGTTTATTGTCAAATTAGGTGATTGAAAACGAGCTCTTCTACTTCGTGGTCTCCTCCGTCTAGATGTACTGAAATAACTTCTTGGAAATACTGTGTTGCTGGTATGTTCTCTTGAATTAAAAACAGTAAAGTAAGATGAATTTTGCTGTAATAATATCACGGTGGAACCATCTTTAATAGCATATTCTGAAACGCGATTATATTTGTTTATAATGTTACCTTCAAACACCAATGTGAATTCATGTGGATTTTTCCATTTCTTTTTAATTTTTTTATAAATGTTCCAAAAATACTCCTTTTTCTCAACATTAATTGTATGCTCTATATGCGAAACACAATCGACAAAGTTAACATCCATGTTTTATTGTTTACTTATATGGAGTAATATGTTTATATTTTAACAATTTCAATTAGCTTTATAATTCCAGTTGTTGTTATGAAAAAAATACATGTACCATTAGAAATGTATAAACCATTATCATGTAAAATTGCGGAGTTTTGTGTACAATCATAATAAGATAAACATATTGTCATATTGTTGATATCTGTTAGGCAACATTTTTCTGAAGTGAAGGAACTGAACTTAAATTCTTTTAAAGGAAAGTTGTGAAAAGCGCGAAGTTGAACGATGTTGTTAAAATCAGCTAAGTTGTAAAGGACAATAAAAGAAGGATGGGCGATGAGAAGAATATCCAAACGTTTAGATACATTTATGTGATGAACCATACGCTTAGAGACGCGTAAATTGGCAATTTGATTCTCTTTCCAAACGGATACCACAGAACTGTTCGATTGAAAGGCGCAAATGGTTTGCTGATCCCAATGTGATAAAGAACAACACCCCATTCTATATGAGATTTTTAAATCCTTCGTGAATCGAGAACATAATGTCTTAATATTTAAAAATTCTATTCTGTCTTCGGAACAGACGGCAAGGTATCTCTCCGAAACGCGAATTTCTTTCAGTGTGGGAACGGATTGACGAAAAAGAATTTTGTTTGTGGACATATCCCAAATATAATACATATCCACAACACGAATAAACAACAAGTTTGTTTGTCCATATAGTTCAACTTGATGTAAAGGAGGAGAAGATTTAGGGAAAAGATACGAATATTTTATTTGTAGTGAGTTATGACAGATTGATTTCAAGTACACATGAAAAGATGAATAGAAAATTACGTGAGTGTTTTGTTCATTGACAGAAAATTTATACGACATACGATTAAGTATATACCACAATTTGGTAATAGAAATTTAAAACTTTTATTTAAACGAAGTTGATAAAATAAAATATAATGAGTAATAATCAAAAACAAATACGATACGACCAAGCCTATTTACGCATGGCGCATGAGTGGGCTATGCTATCCCACGCAACACGCGCAAAAGTGGGAGCAATCATTGTCAAGAACGGAATGATAATTTCAGATGGATACAATGGAACTCCGTCTGGTTTTGATAATTGTTGTGAAGATGAAAATAATGTAACTCATTGGTATGTACTACATGCAGAAGCAAATGCTATTGTAAAATGTGCTAAATCGACAAATTCTTGTGAAGGGGCCACGTTATATATAACCCTATCACCGTGTACTCAATGTTGTAAATTAGTTGTGCAATCTGGAATTAAAAGAGTCGTCTATAAAACAGAATATCGTGATCCTTCGGGAATCAACTTTTTGAAGAAAACAGGGATTGAAGTAGTACATTTAGAATAACATAATGAAAAACAAAGACAAAAAACAAAGACAAAAAACAAAATTATTTTTATTTTCGTTTATGTATTGTTACCATATTTATTTTTAATCATAGATTTACTCACCGTATCAATCTACTTCTTCGATATGAGGAGCACTTGTTGAAGATGTCGGTACTTGATTTTCTGTCGGTTGTGACATATTTTCACTTGGGAATCCGGTCGCTCCGGTGGTACTATTTCCAGTTCCACCACCATTCATATACTTCATTAATATTGGTTGTACATTACCTTCCAATTCTTTTTGTTTTTCCTCATAATCTTCAAGTACATGGTCAGTTTCTAACCACGTGAGTACGCTTTGTACTTCGTCTAAAACCGTTTTTTTATCTTCTTCTGTAAGTTTCAAATTTTCATCTTCTGCACTTTTTTTCACATGGTAAGCATATGTTTCAACACGATTCTTTGTTTCAATTAACTCCTGGACTTTTTTATCTTCTTCTTCATACTGTTTTGCTTCTGCAACCATTTTTTCAATATCTTCCTTTGATAAACGTCCTTTTTCGTTGGTAATTGTAATATCATTCGATTTACCGGTTGTTTTATCTTTTGCCGATACGTGTAAAATTCCATTTGAATCTACATCAAAAGAAACCTCAATCTGTGGAACACCTCGGGGAGCTGGTGGAATATTTGTCAATTCAAATTTGCCCAAAAGGTTATTGTGTTTCGTTAATGTTCGTTCGCCTTCATATACTTGAATCAAAACCCCGGGTTGATTATCAGAAAAGGTTGAAAATATTTGTGATTTTTTAGCAGGAATCGTTGTATTTCTTTCAATGAGTTTTGTCATCACGCCACCAGACGTTTCTAATCCCAAAGAGAGAGGTACCACATCTAACAGAAGGAGACCATCCGTAGTCGCGCTTTTTACCCCTGTTAATACAGCGGCCTGTACAGTAGCACCAAATGCGACTGCTTCATCTGGATTAACTTTATGGCACAATTCTTTGCCATTGAAATACTCTGATAACATATCTTGTACTTTTGGAATGCGTGTTGACCCCCCAACAAGAACGATTTCGTCTACTGCCGTTTTAGAACATTGCGCGTCTCTTAGCACTTTGTCTACAACCGTTAATGTTTTTTTGAACAACGCCATATTTAACTGTTCAAATTTGGCACGACTGATTTGAGTATTAAAATCTAAACCATCAATTAGTGCGTCAATCTCAATACACGCTTGCGTTGATGATGACAACGTCCGTTTTGCACGTTCACATGCGGATCGAAGCCTTCTTACTGAGCGAGGATCAGTAGTAACATCTTTACGTAATGACTTTTTTATCTCTTTGACGAAAAAATTCAACATATTTGTATCAAAATCTTCGCCTCCTAAATGAGTATCACCCGCAGTAGCTTTTACTTCAAAAATACCGTCGTCAATACATAATAAAGAAACATCGAACGTTCCACCACCTAAATCAAAAATAAGAACACTCTTTTCCTCATCACATTGTTCATTTAGACCATAAGCAATAGCTGCAGCAGTTGGTTCGTTGATTACGCGTAAAACATTTAATCCAGCAATCGCACCGGCATCTTTTGTCGCCTGACGCTGAGAATCGTTGAAATACGCCGGAACAGTAACAACCGCATCGGTCACAGTATCACCTAAATATGTTTCCGCAATAGATTTCATTCTTGATAGAACCATCGCGGATATTTCTTCTGCATGAAATTGTTTTTTTTCTCCCCCTTTCTCAACTTCAATTAAAGGTTTGTTATCACTACCACACACTACCTTAAATGGAAAAGTTTTCATATCTCTTTGAACGGTATCATCTTGAAACTTTCGACCAATCAAACGCTTCGCATCAAACACTGTGTTTCCAGAGTTATTTGCCGCTTGGTTTTTGGCAGCAGTTCCCACCAATCTTTCCTTATCTGTAAAAGCAACATAGGATGGCGTAGTTCGGTATCCTTGGTCGTTTGAAACAATTTCTACCCCATTATTTTGCCATACACCCACACAACTATATGTTGTGCCTAAATCAATACCTACAGCATGTTTTTTTGTTGACATTTTGTACCCTTTGAAGTATATATTTTTTTAAGTACTTTTACAATATTTCAATAGGAGGACACTGATCATTCAGCGGTACGATTCGCAATACACATTTTTTGGGAGTTTGCTTTTTTGCGGGAATGACACACCCTTTTTCATTTTTTGATTTCTTCACTGATTTCTTCACTGATTTCTTCACTGATTTGTTTTTGGGTGAGCACTTCGCTCTAAATTCTTCGTACATCTCTCTAATTTGTTCAAATGAGTAAAGTGTTTCTTTACCAAGTACCTCATTGATATGTTTGTGAAAGCGATACATCCATCTTGAAAAATTATTCCGATTTTTGAGAGCATGTGCCGTTAATGGAACCTTTCGAAGATTCAATGGAAAATTTTCTCTACAGTGTTTACACGGAAGAACGTGTTGTACATTCAATATAAACTCCGTGTATTCTTGCTTTTGTTTTCTTGTCGGTTTTACAGGGTAGTTAAAAGATATGGTGTGTAGAAAATGCCACAAACCGGGTCCCCAAATGGACGTTAAAAATCCAAAGTCGCTTTCATATTTTTGCATTATTACAATTAATTACTTTATAACAATAATTTTTTTATCTTCAAATTCACCGCCATTTTTCCTTATCTCTTATAATATAGTTCTCAAAATGTAAATTAAAAAAATGAATCTAAAAGAATTTCTCTATTTCAATGTTAGAGAAACTACATCAATATGAACACTTTACTGAAAGAGGTCACTTCCATTTTACAAAACTATGGTGTACAAATAGAGACACTCGGTCAATACAGGCGTTCTGAGATTCAACAAATTATATCCTATCTCAGCAATATCCTTCTCAATTTTTACAAACCGGAGTATATATATGATGAACTTATTTATCAAATATTATGTGATATTTGCCCAGCTCTGAATCGCATTTTTGCTCCGGCGCAGTGGACAACTACATCATCATATGTATTAGATGATCTAAAAAACAGATTTCAACCAGAACAAAGAAGTCCAGAATGGTATGCTTTTAGAAAAGAAAGATTAACTGCCAGTGATATTGCTTCCGTTTTAGGATATGACCCATACAAAAAATCAGATAAAGTACTGTTGAAAAAATGTGGTTACGAAGAACCGTTTGTTATCAGTCCACCTTGTGCGCATGGGATTAAGTTTGAACCGGTTGCAACAGAAATTTATGAACACAGGGAAAATGTAGTTGTTCATGAATTTGGATGTCTCCCTCATCCCAAGCACTCATTCATCGGAGCTTCACCGGATGGTATAATTGAAAACGGCGTTATGTTGGAAATAAAAAATCCATATTCAAGAAAAATTGTAGGTGTGCCCCCAAAGTACTATTGGACACAAATGCAAATTCAATTAGAAGTATGTGATTTAGAAATTTGTGACTTTCTAGAATGTACTTATAATAAATATTCTTCTTATGAAGCACTACAAGAAGGAGAAAAAGAAAAACAACACACAAATGAAGAATACAGTGCCATTGTAGAATACGTAACATCGGACAAAGTCACTAAATATCGTTATTGTCCTATCAATTTAACAGTAGCAAAAAAGGTAAAATGGATTGAAGATACGTTAATCGAAGTGAAACAACAAAGTATTTTATATGAACCGATTGTCATTTGGTGGGCGCTTAAACATTATAATGTATTTACAGTACGCCGAAATGAACAATGGTTTGCAAGTGTCCGTGAAGAATTGCGACAATTTTGGAAAAAAGTAGAAGACTTACGAAAGGATAAGGTAAAATTTCAGTCTATGTTACCAAAAACAAGGAAAAAAAAGTGTAAACTACTATCAGATGACGAAGATGATATACAGTTTAATTCATTCGCAGACTCTTAATAAAGTCAACATTATATCTAAACGTTATATGTACTCAATTTCGTGCGTTTTTTGTAACTTTTGAAATTTTTTTACGTACACGTACGGTGTGTATTTACTCTTTTGTAAACAATGAAATACAGAATTCACCGGATATAACAATACCTGTGTCAAGTAACAGTGTGAATAAGGTTCTAGTATAATTCCATCGCTGTTTTTTAGAAAATCCGGAATGGAGTCATCTTTCCAGTACATAATTTCACCAACCTGTAATTTAGTTTGTGTGTACAACTTGTCATCATTTACAGCAAAGATTGTAGATGATTTCGTATTATAATCAGTAATTTTTACTTTTTGTTGAAGTCTCCACCACTTTTGATTTTCTAAATATTCAGTGGTCAATGCGGATGTATCAATGCGTGATAAATCAATCTGATTCTCATCGCAACGCATTTCACTCATTCCTTCCTCCATTATCTCTATTAATTTCATAACATCATCATTATTTTGTTGACCTTTGTTAAATACGTTTTGTATATGTGATTGCAGACGTGCTTGAATAGACGTTCTTTCTTTATTTTTTTCCATTTTGTCTAATGTTTGTTGTATGTACTCCCGAATGGATAACTGACCAGTAATAAACTCAGCATGATCTAATAAATTTGGATTCGATTTCAAACGAGTTACCACTGTTTCTTCTAAATCGTACACACCATCTTTTGTAACTGTAATATCTCCATTTTTCAATGTTTTCGTATGTATTGTACAATAAAATCCTTCACCATTTTTTGTGATTGCACGTGTACACTGTGTTCCTAAGTGTGGTAGAGTATTTTTTCCCCAAAACCGTTTGGTACTTAGTATTCTCGCCCTACATCGGACACATCCTTTTTTAGTTAATTCAATGATTTCCATTTTTTAATCATGAAAATTTATTCTCATGTAGATATCATTTTTTTAAATTATTTAATAATATAATTTAAATACACATACATAGTATAGTCTCAAATCATGAAATCACCGTCTCTCTACTTCAAAACACTAGAAAATACTTGGTTTCATAAATATATTTTTGGTTCCTATTACAATCGTGTTGGTGAAAAATTTAAATTAAATGACGAAGATTTACCAAATGACATTATTAATGAGTACAAAAGATTGTATCAATCAAAAAACGATAGTGAGATACAGATTTTCGTGAGTGCGTTTACAAAAACACATACATTTACTTCGTTCTATCATCACTATTGGATGGGGAATGTTTGCGACTTTTACGGCGTTCCCTTCTTTATGAAGACAAAACCGTCATACTTCTATGCAAAAACATACCAAGAAAAATATGCAAAAGATAAAGAGTTGTTCGAAAAGGATATGGAAAAACATCGTGAAAATAAGAAAAAGAAACACCTGGAAAAGAAAAACCAAAAGAATCTGAAAAAAAAACAAGTTGAATCAAAATCTAAGAGAAGAACAATGCCCAAAGCAAATCAAACCAAAAGATATGATGATATGAATGCCGTTTATATTAATGATGTCCCTATACGAACACCATCCAAAACAACGAAAAGGGCGGACAAGAGACCAACACTAACCAGAAAACCGAAAATATTTGACGACAGACATGCGGTGTATGTTGACGATATCCCTCAACCAGAACCACTTAAAAAACCGATTATGTTTAATGACAAAAATGCGGTATATATTGATGACCCCTCAATCGCAAATCAATCTAAGAAAGTTAAACAAACAAGGAATAAAATCAAAACATTAATGAATAAAAGATTGAGAAAAAAGAAGAAAAACAATATCAAAAAAGAACTTCGGCGATTAAAACTAGAAATGCTGTCATTGAGTTAAGAGGACAGAAAGGTTATGCACCACTATTGTTTGTGTACCGTTGTATATATTCTAAATGAGTCATAAGTTCTCTACACATTTTTATTATTTTGGTTTTACAATCAGATAAACTTTGTTCGTACAGTTCTTTAATGTCTTCTTTTTTGGAGTTAAGGTCAACATCTTGTACCGGCGCACACATATGTAAAGTTAGTTGTGCTATATTTTCAAGTATTTCCAAAAACGATCGAAACGTAAACGTTTTGTTAATCATTTGCATCTCATACAAAGAAATATCGATTGTCCTTATTATTCGTTTTTTCAACTTCTCATTCGTAGTGAGGGTCAAAAACTTTTCACGAAATGTCTTAGCTATTAAAATCATACACGTCGGTTGCGTTTCTTCGTTTTCTAATTGTTGACTCAGTATGTCCCAATACACTTTGTGCATGTTATTATTTACGACACGAGCAATTTGTTGTTGTGCATTTTCGACTCCTTTGATACAGTTACATACGAAGGTATAACCTTCATCACCGGCAATTTTGTTAACATGTTCGAAGATTTTCTCTTCAAATGAGCATGCACACTTTTTATAGCTCTCTTGAACCTTTTTATCAATTGTGTTGGGACCATGAGTTCGTAATTGTATAATCAGATCACTCAGTACGCACAACTGCTGCGTTTTATCGAACAAGATCCAATTTTGAAAATGTGAGATATAGGTATTCAAAATTTGAAACACTTTCATTGCGTGTGATGCTAACCATGATGAGCTCTTTCTGTGTAGAAGTCTAAAGGCAATTTGAGCTTGTACGTAAACACGTTTTTCTTCTACACTCTGTAATTGTTGCGACAAAACTTCGCTAGGCTGATGATGTATCAAATATAATGAAAGTACAACATTAACCAACTTTGAAGTGTGTAAAGAAAAACTCAGCTGACATAGTTTCTGTATCTCTTCTAATATAAAAAACATTAATTTTCGAGTATTTTTCTGCAAAATTTGAGTTTGTACTCTCTGAAATGTACTACCTTCTTCATTATGCAAAACTACACGTTTTCTTAACAATGTGAAATAAAACTTTAAACGATAAAAACGTTGGACAGTAAGAATCTTTTTTTCTAAAACAACATTCATATCATATATTGTAATTGATATAAATATTTTTTTCGTAAAATTATAACAATGAAGACCGCAACCACATAAATGCCATTTACAAAGCAAAATATATTTGAAAAATATAATCCATGTTCCCTTGATCAACTACACTTTCATCAACACGTGATAGAAAAATTAAGGAAACATGTGATAAAACCTAAGAACAGACGGCGATTAATTGTGTTACATGGAAAAGGAAATTTGGGAAAAACGAAATTAATTTCTATATTTTTAAAGCATCATAAATTTACACCCACTATTATTGATTCATGTGAACTATATGCTAAAAATATGAAACACATCAAACAACTTGTACGGAACATTTTTAACAACAACGGAGTGAATCAATATTTTTCAAAAATACAGAAACAATGTTTAGTTATTGAAAATTTTCGCCATGACTCCATGCCCATCTTGAAATACTTAGGTTCGTTCAAGTGTATTCCCTTCCCAGTTATCATATCTACGCGATTACAACCGAATTCAATATCCTATACTCCCCGTCCTATATTTCTTTATATGTCTCCTCTATCATTGAAAGAAAAACAAACGTACATCTCCCGTCTTCTAAAAGAAGAGTGTGTTAATGTTGATCCAACTGATGTGGAAGAAATTTGTAAATGTGTGACAACATATTTTGACATTCTTAATTGTTTCCAAGCGATGATGTCTTTGAAAAAAAATAAAGCAAACCAAAATAACAACTCGCTATCTTCTCAAACGATTGCTGATATTTTGCAATCCCAAGTGGTACGAGCTGATTCATTAATAAACAAAAAGGAACAATTTAAAGACCTTATTCAAAACCACTCTACAAAATCCAGTGAAGAAATTCAACAAATATGGGAATACGAAACCACCTACATGAATCAAGTCTTATTTCATAACATGCCATTGAAATCATTAACTCAAATGGATAAATTGCGTCTCGATTGTTTTTTAATGGGTAAAAAGTGTGAGTCTTTCCTTTATACCCATCAATGTTGGGAGTTGTATTCATATCTTCCCATTCTGAATTTGTGTCTTCTACATTTCTACACACAAAATTCTACACAACGTGTTGAATGCGTCCCACGAATTAATTCCAAACTGTGTCAGCATTATTATCAAAAGAAAACAAAACAGTCGATAACTTCAATTTTTGGTTCCAGTTCAGTATTTATGTATTTGTTATGCGACTGTATTTTGTTTCACGTGTTCGCAGGGAAAAAAAAGAGAAAAGAATTTATGACAGAACATAATTTAGAGCGTAAACAAATCAATGAAATCAAACGACTTTCTTTGACTACGTACCCTAAAATAAAATATTAACGATGAACTGAATGCAAAAACGACTAGTCAAATTAGACCCTTTTTACGAGAACCATCTTTGATATTTTTTAATGTCTCGATGTACCATTTTCACATGTTTTATATCTTGTCTAAGATGTTTGATGGAGTTGGAGCATTCGCGAAACGAAGCAAATTTGATATCAGGGTTGTGTTGAAAATACTTTTTGGTCAAAGAATACCACTGTTTATATTTGGGGAGATTAAATAACATATCGTACTGAATCTAATCTCCATACTATTATCCGCTTTTTTTTATTACGTACAAGTTATAGAAAGAGTTAAGAAACAAAACATGAAAACACTGTTTTTCCTCTTGTTTTTCATTGGTTGGACAATGGTCATTGTTGGTTATTCACAAAACTATCAAGTATGTCCGCCCAAATCAGTCGAATACCGTTATTTACCTCGGCAAATCATCGACGAACAACTGTCAAACGACAACACTGATGTATCTTCCTTGTTTGACAAAATGGTAGAATACAGAGATCCCTTAACATAAAAGTACAGGACATCGTTTACAGGATATCATTCACATCACAAAATTACACATTTACGTCGACAACTTCTATGTTTTTTTATCACAATTGGATTGCTACAGACAGGGCATATGCCCCCTATTTTATTATAGTCAGAATTAATCCATTCCATTAAACACTCTGTGTGGAAAACATGGGGACATTTTAATTTTATTTTGTTTCTGTACACCGGTTCTAAACAAATATAACATTCTTCTGGTGTTTGACAATACGACTGATTGTGTGAACGTTTACGGATTGTGTTTTGCATAGTACTTGAATACTTGATTTCAAAAAACAAATACCGTTCTATAATTTAGTTAGATATTAAACCCTAATGAGTTAAAAAAAGAAAACAATAAAACTCTTCGCCAACGCCGGGAATTGAACCCGGGTCTCACGCGTGACAGGCGTATATACTGACCACTATACTACATCGGCAACGTTATCTGAATAGTTTTACTACCCCAACTACCCACTGTATATTACGATTTTTTCTTTATATGTGTTTTGGTGGTGGTTAGATGTAAGTGAGCGACTATTGTAGTAAGGCCATTCTCTGGGCAATAATCTGTTCAAGAGATTGATTTTTCATGCTGGATACATGGGTTTTCCATCGTCTTTGAAAAGTGTCACGAATTTTAGACGCAGTTTTGCGGGAAAGGATAGAATCATTCACTTCTAATTCATTTATAATTTTATCCAATATCACCCATTTTTCGTTGTCTTTTGTATAGGTTAAGTTTAGTTTCTTATTTGAAAATGAACCTATGATTTGCTTAGTAAATGGTTTTTTAGAAGAATCGAGTAGAAGTCCCTTGTATAAAAAGTAGTTATAGACTGGTTTATTTTCATCACTATTTAGTTCTTCATGCTCGCTTTCCAGCGGAATTAAAACCCTGAAAAGTGGTGTTCGTAAGACGCGATAATATTCCTTGGTAACCTTTTTGCGTACATTTTGAAACCGGTCTTCAGATTGTTCTGTCAAATACGGTTCATACGTATACTCTCCATCCTGAATGATATTTCGATAACAGTCGACATCAATATCATTTTTTAAATGTGCTGTTTTGTGAAAACTACAGTCAACAGAAACCTCTTTCATCATGGTTAAAAACTGCTGTATGATTGCATTTTTCTTTTTGGCAATCAACATGAGGTTTTCATCAGATGTTTTACCGTCATCTATAGTTGTCATTTCATCTGAATAAGAGATTAATAAATGTTTTGCTCGTTGTTTTACCTTTTTCTTATCTAGCATTTTCGCTTCATCTATTGTTTCTTCGGCATGCTTAATGTCTTCTAATGTACACAAGTCCTGAATAAGAGGGTCAACACTCCAAGAACCATTGAGTTGAGCTTCCGAAAAGACAGAAATATAATTGAATACCTCTACGTTTCTTTGTTCTTCTGGAAGGTTCATGTGCGAATTTACGCGTCGGGCCCTCCCTACGACTTGTTCTATGCGGACATCATTCCAAAATGGTTCAAATACATGAACTTGACGGACACATTTTAACGAAATACCTTCGGCACCACTTTCCGTTGCTAAAAGAATAGTAATTTTTTGACCATACTTGTTGTCTTTTCCATTAAATGTAGCTTGCACACTCTCTAATTTCTTTTTATCTTGTGTTTCTGTTCCCGTCCATAAGGAAAACGTTGCTGGATATACCTGTGTACATTCGTAGATGTTATTTGTTTTACATTGTTTGACTTTTATCACACTGTTACTGATACTCATTATCCGACCAGTTGCCCAATTTATACAATCCGGATTGTCTTGTTCAAGTGCAAAACGACAAATCAATCCCACTTTTATGGGCACGGTCTCTTTGTTCATATACTCCGTATAACCAAAGTGTAACAATGACTGTTTGAACATTTCTATCCCTTCTGCGGTTCTAAATTGACTGTATGCAAAAATTAGACCAGGTGATTCATTCATATTTTTCAGTATTTCCGCAAACTTTGGAGAACATACTTCTAGTGGATACTTTAGTACTGCGATTAGTTTTTGAAAGGCATCTTGCTGGTTGTCAGATAAAAAGGATAATGAGGATTTCTTCATTGACGTTGTTAAATCTTTTGGTTTAATGTTTTCCATGGCAGTAAAATTGCTTTCCATAATTTTCTTCAACTCTTCAAAAGGAACAGCATGAGTTTTGGAAAAATTGTGTAACGCGCGAGCAATATCAAATGGAACTACACTCCACGTCGAAATGTTTGCGATTGCCTCTGTTAAGCGTCTTGTCATTTCATTTTGAATTTCTCTGTCGTATTTTCCTTTTCCTAAACCCTTATTTTCAAATTCTTCTCGAATGTTCTTTTTTCGCGGACGCACAATCTGTTCGCCTTTTTCATTCATTGGCGGGAACGTAAAGAGACTACTCTGACGACTCAACACACGAAAATAACTGGCCGAGGATTTCGTGTTTTCGATCGCATTTTTGATCTGTTTTGACTTTTTCTTCTCAAGTACGCGCTCAATTCGCCTATCGTTCGCATACTGTTTACACTGTAAATCAGACATTATAATATTTTGAATGTTATGTTGAATTAATTCGGGAAACATACTCTTATCTACACCCGAATAATACGAGACCAAACCCACAATTCGCTTTTTAAACAAGTCTGGATTTTGTAACGCAGAATCCCTCAAGAAAAAATTAAAAAATTGGTTTCTCACATTGTCAGTATGTTTCGATGACACACGTTTTTTGAATTCATACTTGGAAGAAGGATGTAAAATGTCTGAAAATAACGGAACGCTATCGATAGTCGTTTCGATAATGGTCTTGTTTTGAAATAAGGGTTCCTTTTCTAAGCGTTCTTTCACGTACATTGTGAAGTTGGAATCGTCAAAATTGTTCTCTGGATCAATGTTAATCTCCCCATATATACTTCTTTCACCACCGGAAAATCCCAAGACATGTTTTGACACGGTAAAAGAATCTGCTTCCATGTACGCACGATTTATAAATTTGTCTTTCTGTAACCATTCTTGTAGTTCATTGGATACGTTTGTAATTTTGCCATCCACTTGAAACTTGTACAACTTCATGTATCCACGCAACAGATTAAATAAGATAGCTAGTTCAAAAACAGAATTGATAGCTGGGGTACCGGACAAACATACTAAACGAACATCAGTAGCGTTCATTAACATTTCATACATGAGTACACCACGACTTCCACTTCCTAAAATCATTGAAATCAAGTTATGGACTTCGTCTATAATTACTGTTTTACCGTCAAATGGATTTTTAATCTTTTCTTCTGGAGAATATACCACATTCAGAAATTCTGACATTTCGGTATTGTCAAGTCGTTCTTCACGTGTAATTCGTGTACGGTGAACTTTTATCGGATCATTGTTTCTCAGTTTTACCTGATTCAAAAGTCGTTTGTATATTTTAGCCGGTAACAACTGTTTCAATATACTTTGAATAGCAATAGGACTATTGTAGTGTATGATTGTGTATTTATTCTTTGTAGTAAATTTTTTCATTTCTTGTCTAAAGTTGGATTGTAGGGATGCTGGTAACATAACAACAACATCTCGGTTTACGTATCCTTCTGCAATCGTTATACTGGCGGCAGATTTTCCAGATCCGAGACCATGATATATCAACAGTCCGCGGTACGGTGTTCTTTCACGAAGAAAATTAGACACAAATGTTTGATTCTCTAATAGGTCTAATGTACTCTCAATACTTACTTGTTCTTGTAATTCTGGAAATTTATCTTGTAAAAAACGCTGGAAAGATTTCGCATCTGGAATTGTCCATGATACAGAACTCATTATTTCTATTTTATTTTAAATTCTTCTATATCGTTGATAGTACATTATTATTTGGTCTATTTGGCGTGTTGTGAAACAAATTTATCACATACGGATTTGAAGTTTTTATCTGTTGATTTTCTGTAATCTGGTCCATTTTTTTGTTAAGTACACTCAACGAATTCATAATTTCATTCATCATGGATAACACGGATGAATTCATAGGCGCTGATATTGTTGGTTCATCATTGATTTGTGTACTAATTATTTCTGATTCTAACCGAACGGAGCATGTTTTCAAATGTTTGGTTTTGTTATATTTGTATTTATATCGTCTGTTACAATATAAGCATTCAAAAGGATGGGACGACGCGTCCTGTAATGACGTCGGTTCAATAATTTGATATTTCTTCTTGATATCAATAATCGGAATATTAGAAATCGTGGCAATACACGGTTCCTTTCTACTGAGATGTCTGATAAAATCACTTCGTTTGGAAGTGGAATATGCACATCTGTCACAGTCAAAATTCATAGTCTGTGTAAGTCTGTCTGTAAGTCTCAAAAAAAATCAATGGGGGTTTGAATAAAACGATTGAAATAAGTAAATTATTCAATGGGGGTTTGAAGAAAGGTCGTGGCAACACACGAAACTTTATTTCGGTACTTTGAAATCTGATTCCTTCTTTAAATACCTTAGATCTTACAACCTATTATGGTATTCCATATTATTTTATTTAAGACATGCGTTGTACTAGCGCACTTTTAAAGTGCGTAATGTCTTTTAATGTACAAAAAGTTAAAAAAATTGATCCATTTTATCGGCGCATTTTGTCGCATTTTCAAAAGGTCCCGACATTAAACGAAAAGTCTGTACATTTTAAAACTAAAATGTTTATTTTTTATAATGCTGAGTCATCTAAATAACATAAATACATTGTGCTTCTAGATATATTTCAAAGGGTATGTGTGTAGTCAATCAATATTAATTTTCAAATGTTAAACAACACATACCGTTTGCAACACGTAAAACATTGTAGTTTACACCATACACTCGCAATTGTTCTCCGTCTGTTGAAAAGCGAAGGGCAATTTCATTTATTTGACTCATATTGCACGCACCGGTTGGTTGTGAGTCTTCTGGTTCAATACTAAAAGAGTATACATGTATCGGAATAGTTGGAACGAATGTGTGATGTTGATAGGGTTGGACATTAGTAAAATACGAACCAAGTCGCTTCGAAATTCGCTCTGTATCATTCAGCAATAATTGGGAATCATAACATTCCTGAAAATTCTCAAATTCCATTGGATATTCCGCAATTTCCGTTTTTTCATAAATTGGAGAGTAAATCTGTTCCTCTAAACTATTTATTTCAAACGGAATATCAAAAGTTGGTTCCGCTGATGGATTCAAAATAAAGTCAGAGGATGGTGGATGCCACACTTCTTCTATATCATCCCAAATTCCGGCCATTTGTAGGACGCTTGAAACCTCCCGTTTTTTTTTCACAATCCACACTAACTCTTTTACAGGATGATTCATATGAAGCTGAATTTCTTGTTCTTCGTTGCAATTGATGTGCTCTGTTCCAGAATATTGAATTTGGTCAATAACATAATGTAAAGAAGTCGTGGCAAGTCTCTTTCTCTCTTTTTTTTCCACAAAAATATAGTCTACAAACAATTTTGCCTTTAATGATTGTGTAGATGATGTATCGATAGGTAAAAAGGTATCTTCATTGACAATACATTTAGATAAGTGACTCAATTGAATGTGTATTTTTATCTCATGATATTTAAGACAAACAACGGGTAAGGCAGCGCCAATGTGACGGCAAAACCAAAATTGAAGAGGAATATACAACTTATTGGTTCCATGCGTCGATGGTGACGCGCCGATCATTTCTTTGTATGCGGAGCGTTTACTTTTGGGACATGTAAGCTCATACCAGATATGTAACCATTCCCCCGTATGTCTATCGATTCTCTGTCCTCCAATTTCAACATCTATTGTTTCTATTAATCTATGTCCTATCCATGGTGCCCAAACAGCACTAGCAACGGTCGGTTGTTCCATTTCAACTTCCAGAAAACAACTATGAATTAGATCACCATTGTTTGCTATTGTACATGATACTTTTCGTCCAAACTCTAATTTCCCTTTTACTTTCTGAGGGATAGATTCCATTGTGAATGGAGTATGTCTATGAAATACAACTTTGAAAAAGGTTATTTGAGGATGTGCTGTTAAGTGTTCGTCTTCTGTTCCGATTGAAGCGAGTTGAAGAACACCTCCTCCCATATTGAAATAATTCTTCTATATGGAAAGTACACAAAAAAACGAAAACAAAAAATCTTAAAATGAAAGCAGGACAGAAACGAAAACAATAAACAATCATTTGCGGTATATAAAGCGTACAGTTATTTAATTATTAACAATATAATGGCGGCGGCAGCAGTTAACGTACAAACGAAGTCAGATGATGTATTACATACCTATGAATCATTTGACATTATGGGAATTGATACTTCACTGTTAAGAAGTATATACGCCTATGGTTTTGAACATCCAAGTATGATTCAACAAAAAGCAATTGTACCTATGAGTAAGGGGCGTGACATGCTCGCACAATCTCAATCCGGTACAGGTAAAACTGCGACATTTTTAATTGGTTCACTCATGCAAATTTCAAACGATTTTACCGATTCACCCAAAATATTAATTTTAACACCAACACGAGAACTCGCACTACAAATACAGAGTGTATGTGAGGCATTAGGTAAGTACCAAAAAATCAAATGCGCTACTTTAATTGGAGGAACATCAGTGAAAGAAAACATTAATACACTCCGTAACGAAGTAAATCATGTCATTATTGGAACTCCTGGACGCGTTCTTCATTTGCTTACAAAAAAATATTTACAATTGAATCAATTGAAATGCGTTGTTTTAGATGAAGTTGATGAAATGTTGTCTATTGGGTTTGAAAGTCAAATCCGTGAAATTTTTGATTTTGTATCCAACAAGTGTCAGGTAGCTATGTTTTCAGCGACCATGTCCGAAAATACAAAAGAAATCGCGCGAAAAATCTTAAACAATCCTCTCCAAATTTACATTAAAAACGCTGAAGTTACGCTGCAAGGGATTACTCAATTCTTTATCAATGTTCAGAAAGAAGATTGGAAACTTCCTACTTTGCTAGACATTTATGATAAACTCAGTATCAGTCAAACAATAATTTACATTAATTCCAAAAAAAAAGCGGATTGGTTGTGTGAAGAGCTCCAACGAGAAGGACATACGGTATCTTGTTTACACGGTGACCTTTCACAACAAGAACGAAATAAAATTTTAGATGCGTACCGCGTCGGTACTTCGCGTATTCTCATTGCAACAGATATTATCTCAAGAGGCATTGACATTCAACAAGTGAGTATTGTCATCAATTTTGATCTGCCTATTCAAAAGGAAACGTACATCCACAGAATTGGGCGAAGTGGTCGTTTTGGGAGAAAGGGGGTGGCAATCAATTTAATTACTCATTATGATCAAGAAAAATTAAAAAAAATAGAAACCTATTACGAAACAGAAATTTGTGAAATGCCAAATGATATTCATGAGTATATTTAAGGTTGAGTACAATACAGAATAGTACCATACAATAAATACAATAACTAATTGGCAAGATACGTCAACTCATTAATCGGCCAGTCTTCGTACTTTCCAGAAGGATGTGATCTTCGGATAATGATTGGCAACAGATTTTGACGAAATTCTTCTTCTGCGATTTTTTCTATAGAACGAATATGGTTTGGTATTTTCGATAACGTAGATGGAGAACCATTTGCTAATTGCTGTGCGCGAATACACAATGCACGGGTCTTCTCAAATTTAGTCAAAAAGGGGGACGTTTGTTTGCTATCCACTTTCATGTTCATATACGTTTGTTCGACACTATTCATTGCACTCATTGTGTGTATTAATTATGAATGGATGAGTTATATTATTATGTAATTATTTTGTTTCGTCTTCATTTTTTTAAATTCAAGCGTTAGTTATTCATTTGTCCATGCACGTGAACAACATGTACATATGTACACATATTTCATGTTTTCATCGTCGTATTTGATATATACAACCTCGTTTTCATAGATCTGAATTCCATCATACTTTTTCCAGTCGTGGTCAACTGTTGATGAGAACAAGATTTCATCCGCCCTAATTTGTTTTACCAAGGAAACATGTTCTTCGGACACCTTTGATAAGGTACACAATCTCTGAACATCCATTCCCCTACAACGGTATAGTTGACCTTTTCTCGAAAAGCAATCGTCGTTTACACACGTTTTGTTTCGTAAACGCGGTAAAGTAGGGTCCATGTGTGTGAATTCATTGATTAAAGACATCGGATCAAAACCACCGTCCTTTTTATACATCTTTTTGTGTATTGACACTACTTTTGAGTCTGTGATGACTTTCGAATATCCACATTGTATACACACAGACACTAACGTTTGCGAATCATCTGTTTGTAAGGAAACCATATTATTACATTTATCACAGAATTTCATAGTTGTACTTCTCTTCTATTATGTATTATTATTGAGAAATAATTTCAATACTGATTGTTTTATCTTTCATTTTTTTAAATATATATGATTTTGACATTTACTTCATAATTTCCATTTTCAGAAGATTTGTTGATAATTACAAAGACACCATTAGGATATAAACATAATAAGTGTTTTTAAAAAAATGAATCAAAATATTTTATTAAAATAGTTATTAAAAAGTTATTTAAAAAAAAATAATCTTCATTAAAGATAATTCCGAACACAAATGAATAATTACGGAAGAACGAAATTTGATAACTTACTTCATTTTCTCCGCAAACATATTGCACACACGGATACCTTCACACATACCAGTATTTATGACCCAGCGGGTAAATACAACATCCCGGATTCAAAGCTCACTGAGTTTTATAATTTATACTCAGCCACATTGAATGAAGGTGTTCAATTACATTTTACAGAGAAACCTAATTTAGAAAGTTCCCCTCTTCGTTGCGACTTAGATTTTCGGTTTAAACAAGAGTCTCTGAAGCGCCAATACAAAATGGATGACATTCAGATGATAATGAAAGCGTATATGGGTGAAATAGAACAGTGGACAACATTACACTCGGAAACGGGTGAGACGTCGGTAACTCAACGAATTTGTTGTATGTTGGAAAAAACTTCCCCTACTTTTAAAGATAACAAAGATGAACACAAAAAAGAGAGGATTGTCAAAGATGGCGTCCATATCATTTTCCCATTCCTCGTGAGTGATGCTTATTTACAAGAAATGGTACGAAAAGAGGTCTGCGATAAAATCGACATTAGTCATCTCAACATGATTTGCTCGAATGAAGATGTATTTGATTCACACGTAATTTTTAGAAACAATTGGCAACTTTATGGAAGCAGAAAACCAAACAAAGAACAATACAAATTAACGCACATGTTTGAAGTTTACGAAGATAAATGCGTACCGATTGACATACCGTCATTTCTCGAAGCAAATGGAGGAGAAGACCAACTTGTTCATTTGATGAAAGTACACCGTCCTGAAAATGAACGTGTTCAAATTAAAGAGGATAAAAAAGATGAGTTCCTAACTCGTCAAAAGAGCATGTCTGAATATCAATCCATAACGAAAAAGTTACACCCTGTCTGTGTTATTGCCGAACAAGAAGCCGATTCAGAAACCTTAGATACAGTAACTAAACTCGTGCGTGTTTTATCCACAGAACGAGCAGATGATTACAAAAAATGGATTGAACTAGGATGGTGTCTCTATAATATCCATAATGTGGATGACAGATTGCTTGATGTTTGGATTCAATTTAGTAAACAATGTCCCAAATATGTGGACAGTGCCGAAGAATCATGTACGAACGTATGGAATAATGCGATTAATGGAGGAATCAAACTTGCAACGTTATACTTTTGGGCAAAATCAGATAATCCCAAAAAGTATCATTCGATCATGAGAAAACTCTATAGTGAAGAACTATCAAAGGTATCCGCCCAGTTGAATGAATTTGATATTGCTAAACTCATGTACCAACTATACAACAAAGCGTTTGTGTGCGTATCTGTAAAAGAAAAAGTATGGTATCGCTTTAACGGTACAAGATGGGTACGCAGTGAACAAGGGATTGATCTCAAGAAACTCATCTCTACCGAAATGTATGATTATATTACCAAAAACTACAGTAGTCAACTACAACAACAGAACCATTCTGATTCCTCTGTCGATTCCGACGATGATATAGACATTGAGAGAGAACAAACACGAAGAGAAGAAGAAAATAAGAAAACGAAAAAATTTATTCAATCGTGTCAACGGTTGAAAAAAACGAGTATGAAATCAAATATTATGTCTGAATGCACCGAGCAATTCTATAATTATAGTATGGACTTTTACGAAAAGTTGGATAGTAACATTAACTTGATTGGATTTGAAAACGGTGTTTATGAGCTAGATACAGGACTATTTCGTCCAGGAAGACCCGACGATTATTTGACACTCAACACGAAAATTGATTATGAAGAGTTTCATTGGGAACATGAACTCGTTTTAGATGTCTTAGATTTCTTTCGCAAAATTTATACTCACCACGAAATCAGAGAATATGTTCTCACCATGATATCCACATTCCTTTCTGGTAGTGTACGCGAAGAAAAGTTTCCTATATGGACGGGTACTGGCGCTAATGGTAAATCAAAGTTAGTTGAGCTCATTATGGGAACTATGGGAGAGTACTGTGCGAATATTCCCATTACTCTTCTTACTCGGAAACGCGCAGATGCCGGAAACGCAAATCCACATATGGCACAAACACGAGGCAAACGCATGCTCGTTCTCCAAGAACCATCCGAAAATGAAAAATTCAACGTGGGTCTCATGAAAGAATTATCGGGCGGTGACAAAATTGTTGTTCGCCAGTTGTATGATAAACCGATTGAGTTTAAGCCGCAATTTCATATGATTATGATTTGTAATGAAATGCCAAAATTACCGGCAGATGACGAAGCCGTATGGAGACGTGTGCGGGTAACTCAACATAGAAGTAAATTCAAGGATAAACCCAATCCAAATAATCCTCTAGAATTTGAAAAAGATCGCGATATTTCCATCAAAATGCAAGATTGGTTTAAACCGTTTATGTGGGTACTTCTTCAATATTTCAAACGATATCAAACAGAAGGATTAAGTGAACCAGAAAAAGTTCTTGAATACACGCGACAATATCAACAAGATCAAGATCAAATATCCGAGTTCATCAAGGAAACATTTTCACGAACAAGTGATCCAAATGATAAGGTTTACGCGTACGATGCTTATGATGAATACAAAATATATTTCAGTGGTAACCAAGTTAAGTTAAAGCAGAAGAATCCATTTATCAAGATTATCAAAAAGGTATTTGGAGAGTTTACCATCACATCGCAAGTTCCATCAAAACAGGGTTGGAAGGGATACAAAATTATTACGAAATATGAAAGAATGATGATGAATTCGGAGGAGACTGACGCAGATGAAAACGAATTGGAGGACTCAACGACCAATGGACAACCAAAACAACATATCCAAGAACATCACATGAGACAGCAAATTTAATTATGTTTACAAATAGTATAAGTTTTTTACTTCCTTTTTTTTGATACTGATACTGATTTTTGAATAACAATGATAGAAAATAAAGCACACACTAAAGAAAAAACACTTACAAAACATGTATATGTTGTTCTGAGGAAAGCAATAATTTATCGTATTTTTGCTTTATTGATCACATTTAGTATCAGTTTTTACATTGTGCGCGATGCTACAGAAAGCACGCTTATTGCGATTGTTGTTGAATTCATCCAATTTCTGTTCTATATTGGGTTTGAAATCGTTTGGAAAAATGTATATAAATAAATAATGATTAACATTTTTGAATTAAACAATCGGCGCCGACAAAAGAAAAATCGCGACAAACTTATTTTTGAATCTATTTTAAAACGAAGTCACACGCGCATTAAATTAGCGGCAAATCAATTAGAATCATCGTGTGTTTATGAAGTTCCACATTATATTCCCGGATTACCCTTTTTTGATATAAAAAAATGCCTTCACTATCTGAAATCAAAGTTACGTAAAAATGGATTTAAAGTACATATCCTCAATACGACAAGCTTGTTTATCTCATGGAAACACATACCTTTAGAAGAAGATGACATCGAAATGAAACAACAAAACCCACCGCAAAGGCAACATCAATATTTTCAACAACCAGTTCCTCACCCTTCCCAAATGAATCATCCTATGAATATATCCCATCAGCAACCATCTCTATCCTCATCTCTTCAAGACTATATCCCGATTGTACCATCAAAAGACATGTTTTCACAACAACCCAATTTGTCTTCGAAAACAAAACAAAAAAAAGAGAAAATTGTGTACAGAAATATAAATAAACAATCAATACTATCTGATTCTATTTTGTGGGAAAAATAAAATACAAAGACCCATTTAAATCTTTGAACCCATTCGTACAAATACATCAAGAATGAAAATAACGTACATTCCCGATATTATATACATAATAGCAGATATCATCTCATCATTTCTAAGTGAGGGATTTTGGACTGGACGAGAATTCGGAGCACACAATGGTGGTTTAGAATAAGTAACACGACTCTTTCGTTTTCCACATGAACTCATATTATTGCTCCTTGACGGCGACATTTCTAAAAATGGGGTCTCATTCACTGAAGAATACGAAGCATAACTATCAATAGAGTCCATATCATAGTCACAACTTTCAGACACTCCACAATCACTAGGCATTCCGAAGTTTTCATGTGCGTTGGATTGATTAAAATTCATACTATCTATGTATGGATCCGAACCAAACGCTTCTTCAATACTGCAAAAGTTCATTTGCATATACTTTCACAAAATATTTTATTATTTATCAAAATGATTTCGTTTTGTATGTTCCACTATAAATCTAAGTGAATATTTGTTCGTTTCCCTTTTTTTGATTGAGACAATTTAATGTATTTATCAGATGTTGTACTGACAATAGACTGAGAATCGTCAGACATACTATCTAAATCTCTACTGTTTTTTAATTCGGATAGAATGTCATCTACTCCAACGGGTTCTGCCATCGGTTGTGCCATTGATTGTTGCGGTATTTGGCGTGGATCATGAACGCTTCTCATTCCTCCAAATTGCCCCTGTTTAAACATTGAATTGGAAAGATGGAACATGAATCCACTTCCGCCAAGCATCAACATTAATTTTACTTCCGGAGCAATCTGTGCCTTAGTATGATATTTCTCATATAATTCAGAAAATACATCATCATAATCAACAATGTTTTCGTGGACGTTTTCACTCCAACCGTGTAATTGTATGTCAAACGGGTCAAATTTGTCGTTTAAATATTCCATTGCGGTCACAGACATCATTAACATTTTACGCGAAAAACGGATACTGCTTGTAACGTTATGTTGATGAGCAACACGGTCATACTCATTCTGTAACTCCTCTAAAGAATTCATCATCGTAAACTTTTTAGTCAGTGTAATACCTTTGCGTTCCATACAATAAATTTTGAAGAGTAGTTTCCGTTTTTCACTGACTACGTCTTCATGTGATTCATCAAATACACGACTGTCTTCCCCAATAATAGAATTGTCACTGCGTTCGGAATTGTCGTCATCAACCATGCCGGCATTAAAATGGTTATTTGTTTCTTGAAAAGAAGAAAATGCGTGCTCCTCTTCTTCACTGTCCATAGTATTAAAATTATGTTCTGGGTGAGCGGATGATGCTGAAGAACGAGTCGCGTTGTTGGTTGACTGATGCTGCTTATTCTTATTCGCTAAGATGTCCATTCCTAAGATCTGACTACTAGGTTCATTTTGAGATTCCGAAGCTGTTGTCGTCTGATTTATTCCATTGAAATTAGTTTGAGAATTGGATGGAGGTGTAAAGTGTGTCTGTTGAACCGGTTGATTATTTGTAGATGTATCTGGAGAATACGAAGTGTCTTTAATGATTTGTACAATAGAAGGTTCGTGAATCGAATTCATTGTTTTAGCTATGTACATACATTTCTACCAACGTTTAAATCAGTTCATAACAAGAATATTTATTTTTTTTCATAAGAAACAAAATTCCTTGTAATAAAGAATCCGCCAAGTCGTCTTTCTTTTTGTGTTGATTAAAGAAACCTAACAAGGGCAAGTGTTGTATCATATAACGGCAATACGATATTCCTAGAAATTTTGTTCTCGCATATTTTGATTTTAAATGACATTCCACAGGAGGTCCCTTATATACATTCAATTTTTGTCGTGGGGCAAACATCATAACGTCCTTTATCCCTCTATGTACAAAAAAAGTAAATAGCATCATTTGTATTGATTTCATCTTTGGATTTATATAGGAAGGTTGATTTTCTAAAACAACACAGTCGACTTGTAAAAGTTTCGGGATTGATTCTAACTTTTCACCCATACGTTTACATAAAACTTGAAGAGGAACGTCCTTCACTTTTTCTGATTTTTCACACAAAGATATTACATCCCAGTCTTTTATGGAAAACGTCCCCCTCTTATCTGAAGATTCTGTTGTTTCAACCGTCGTTTGAACCGTTTCAATCACGCAGTACGCCAAGTTTCTGATACCAATATCGAAAGATACTATGTTTTTAAACATGTTAAGATTGATTATTTATCTTATTGTTTTAGTTCTTATATTGATTTATACGAAACGAACTGAATTGTACGACGAAAAATTAACCAGTAGACTAAAACACCTAATGAAATAAAGCAAAACGTGTCTACAAACTCATCTGAAAAAAATGTACCACCATTTTCTACACTTTGCATCAAATTGTACATCGTAATTAAAATCCATTTGTGGCATAGGTCATTGCATACACTCAAATAATCTGGATCAATATTTAAATAATAAATAGAAGACATTCTATAATTATAATGGAACATATATTTTTTCTTAAAACGACTTACTACCCTTTTAGTATTTAAACATAAAGCAACGAAATTAATGAATATATACATCAATACGAAATGGACCAACGAAAACTCCTCATACTAACCTTAACTGCATTAGTCGGAATATGTTTATTCTACAACTATAATTTGAACAAAAGGATCACCAAAATTATAGAGCGAGTCTTATCTATCGAAGTAAGTGTTCAAAATATAACAAGTAAAAATAAGATCCACATGAATATCGTTGATGCTCCGTCTTCGTCCAAAACCAAAAACCAAGTAAAAACTCTTACAAATACGGACACTGCGGTCACAACTATTCGTTCGAAACCACAAAGTTTAACTCAAGTACGAAAAGGACATTCCACAACCAAAACTGTTCCCACACAAAACAATGAAAAAACTCTTGTAGGAGGCGTACAGTCGGTTTTACAGACATCACTCCATGATACGACGTCTCATCTACAAACACTTAACAATCATTTGATGAAACTACATAATCGTTCCATTTACGAAACCGATGATGATGAGGATGATCATTCAGAACAGTACGCAGAAGATGAAAATGATGACGATGAGCCCGCAGATGACAATGACGATGAGCCCGCAGATGACAATGACGATGAGCCCGCAGATGACAATGACGATGAGCCCGCAGATGACAATGACGATGAGGATGCAGACGAGGCCGACAACGAAACCATAACAGAGCATTACAACGATGAATACGGAGATGAAGAGGATGAGGACGAAGAGATTGAATATATTATTGAATATGTTGATGAAGAAGATGTTAGTGAAGAAGATGAAAGTGAAAACGTAAGTGTAAACGAACACCATAATCTAGATCATTACATTGAACAAGCGGTTCAAAAAAACACAAAAAATAAACTCATTGATGTTTTGAAAAACCACGATTTATCTACCTTTGGTAATAAGAATACATTAGTAAAACGAATAATGACCCTAGATAATTTTCAACAATATCTATAATATTTTTCAGAAACATTTGTGAAATTCATCACAAACATTTGTGAAATTCACTTCTTTCATCATCCGTTAATAACGACACATTATTCAGGGCATAAAAACGGTTAGCATTTTTTATTTCGTACCCTTTTTTTTTGTACCATTGGATATACTTTTGTGGAGCAACTGTATCAATACGACCCAATTCCTCCCATTTCAATGTACCTGTTTTTGTCGTTTTGTTATGTGTAACACAAAAGTCGCAATCATCAGCAGCACTTCGCGAACACTGACGCCCCCACCCGTCATTTTTTACGCGCGCCTTACATCTATCTGGGTGTTTGTTATCTTTCCCGCTTTCTTTTACTGTTTTGACGACCAGTTTTTTCAAGTAAGACGGTTTGAACTCTATATTCAAGTCAGAACAAATGTCTAGTGCCCTTTTCTCAATGTACAAATTTACCATTTCAGTGGTCATGTCCGTTACATTCGTTGTAGCATTTTGTTTTGGTTCACTACGTGTGTTTGTAGTAAGTGGCATTTAGGCTTTTATTTTTGTTATGTCTTAATACAACTACGAGTGTACTTTTCATTTTTTTTAAATACCCAGAATGAAATTAAACTGAAATTAGATTATATTAGATTATACTTTTCGTGTTCTTCTACTTCTATGTCCAACATATAAGATGAACTACTATTTGATACGATATAATCAAACGTCCATACATAAATGACACCATTGTTTATCGTCGTCTCTTCCACAGAACCCGGTACTAATTCACTGGAAATGATATCTCCGCTAATCGATGATTTTCTAACAGCGTAGACAATGGGTGATTGTTCGTCGTCTATCACACCAGAACTATGCATTGTAGTCCTTACTGTTTTACCCACGGTTGTAAAAACTTGTTCAACATCAGACGCTATATTCAACGTGAATGTTTCTATATTTGTAATATTAGGTTTTTGATAGACAGTCAATAAATTGTTAAATCGTTGAAGCATAATTGAACAATTACAAGGATGATCAACAGTTCGCGCTTCAAAATCGCATGGAAAAAGAGAAGGATTATGTTCGTCAGACATTGAATGTGTTTTTATTGTCACTTGTGAAGTAACCATATTTTGTCCGACCGCTATTTCCATGGCAATCTTGGGACTTTCTGACTCTGAATTACCTAAAAATGACATGACCGATGGAGAATTAGATTCAAATACAAATTTTAAGGAGCGATTATCACAATGATGATCCATAAATATACCTATTTCTACCAAATACCTCCAATTTTCGTAAAATCTATGTGTAGTGGGATCAATTTGTGTTTTCACTCCATTCTCATCTATCAATGAAAATACCAGTCGGTAGTTCGTAATATCTTGAATCTGCTCTATATCTTGTTCTATGTCTATGGGATGATGTAGACGTTTTTTCAGTTCATCTTTCACAATATATGGAATTAGTCTTGTGGACATAGGAATATGTGACGAATTAGATACCGCCTTATACTTTATTGAAGTCTCATTCTGACGTTCTAATTCTTCAAATTCAAAGGGTTCTCCTTGAACGGACGATAATACGTCAACGGTGTTTGCGGGCAAATTCGTAATCGTGAAAATATTTTCCATGATAGGTTTCAAAATATGTTTCGTTTGATGATCATATACGTCGGGAAAAGGTGATATGTGATAATTGATTCGTTCATTTAATAATTTACCAATAGGAACGTACGACGAACTACCTATGCCACCAGTGCTCTCTCTTTTCGTAATGATAACATCGGATAATACGTGTTCACAATTAAGGTTCATTCTATCAATTTGTAGAATGTACTGAATATATGTTTAAACCGAGAGAAAAAACACATAACATTAGTCAAATTCATTTAAAAAGTCCATGTCATAAAAATATTAATATTGAGCAATTCCCTACCCTAACTAGAGTTAGAGATGACAAACATCATTGTGGCGTGTGAAACAGATGAAAATCAAAAAATAACAGATGTAACCATTGCCCGCGATGTTCACAAGCAACTAGGAATGCCATTACTCTCTACAATATCTCAACAACTCAACCAAATTTTAGACATAGGTCTCCGTGTGTGCTCTATGAATGTGTCCGACCAATTACGTTCTGAAATCAATTCCACCTACGAGAAAAAATATTCTGAAAAACTTAAACTAAATAATGAACTACATATTTCAGAAACAAAGAAATTACACACAGAAATTGATAATTGGAAAACAAAATTTTCATGTATGCAATCAACCGTTCAAGAGCAATGTAAATCAATTGTTCAAGACCAAACACGACAATTCCAACAAACTACATCGATGTTACAATCTAATGTCCAACAAAGTATTGATGATATGAAAACAAAAATGATACAATTTCACTCAAAAACGGCTTCCACAAAAAGAGTCGGTGATAAAGGAGAAAATCAAATCATGAATTATATTTCCGAACATTACCCAAATTGGACGATTGATGATACACATGGCGCCGCTTACCAAGGTGATTTTCACACTCATATTGACGATAATACTTGGATTCTCAATGAAGTCAAAAGTCATAAAGGTTCCATTCGCACAGAACAAATACGTAAATTTTACAGAGACATTGATAAAAATAATCCCAATGCTGCTATCATGTTTTCACTATACTCAAATATTGTAGGTAAAACGAATGGTCACTACGAACTCCGAAATAAAACTCACGTCTTCTTTATTTCTCAATGCGATATGGGTATGAATTCCATTCAAGTCGTCCACTCTATTCTGTCGGTTCTTTTATTAACACAAGTAAACGAGGTATCGCCTATATCCAATGTATCTACGCAAAACTACCTTGTACATCAACAAAAAGAAAGAGAACGACAACTATTTTCAGAACAATGTATACATAAAATGAGGGCGCAAACACAGCACTTGATTGGTATCTATACTAAAAATATCCAACGTGATAAACAAAAAATAGAAGAATTGAAAAAAGAACTCGTGTCACTGTCTGCGTTTGAACAAACACAATATCAAAATGAAGATGTGTCCAGTTCAACCAAATATCCGTGGAAATGTAATTTATGCGATCTTCTCATTAAAAATCATTCACAATTATTTAAGCATATTACTTCACCCGCCCATTGCCAACGTTGCCCTTCTACATAATTTTAAAATCTTATGTTTAATTATAAATTGAAAACATGGACTCATTTCTATCATTCATTTACGCAATATGTGTCATTACCATTTTGAGTTTACCGTCAATCGCCATTCTCATTCATTTAATATGGGAGAAGAAAATGATGTGTCCATCAGAGGACTATTCGGCACATGGTATCAACAAAACAAATATAAAGTTCTTGATGTGGCAGTTAGCAATCGTTGCTATAGTTTGCAGTACTATGATTGGTATGCAATCTGATATGGCCGGTACGTTAATCATCCTTGTGTGTCTCGCAAATTTCATTAACAGTATGTTATTTTGGAATATGTGTAACCGATGTGAAGGTGATAAAAAGTGTCAATGTACACGCAAATGGTTAATTGTTCTCGGATTTGTTAACATTCTCCTACCGGTTCTCTACTTCATTCAACAATATTTACACCAAGCTAAAAGGGTCTATCCACCCCAATTATCGATAAAAGAGCTAAATAACTTTAATGGTGTCAATGTGTAATGCGAATAAAATAAAATTTAAAAATAACAAAATAACTCCACAATGTTTCTGTAAGTTTCTTATATTTTTCTTTTTATCTTTTTCTTTTTATCTGTCTCTCTTCTTTTTCTTTGAGATGTTAGTTTCGTGTCACAAAATTACCCAATGAGTGGAGTAATAAATGGATCACCCCACGAATTAGATTCATCCACTATTCCATCATTACTTCCAGTTGTGGTAAAATGATTCTGTCTCAATATGAAAAGAGGAGCATCTACATCAGATACATCACTTGATCCCTGATTGGATGATAAATCGCCCGCATTAGTGTTGTACGCACGTTCACCGAAATCAACCAAATCGTCAAATACATCAGATGTGGAAACTAAAGTGCTATCAATAGTACCGTCCATCATATCATTCTTTTGTCCCATAATATCATCACGATTTATTGGCATATATTTTAATTCATTTGTACCTTTAATACGGACTAACATATACATTTGAAGATTAAATTCTAATGAATTTTGTTCAATACTCGTTGTTTTTGCGGTAAGTTCATTTCCGAAGGACAAAGAATAATCTGGGTGATGAATGAATTCACCCTCTGCTACCGATAGCTTGAATCGCTGTGTGTTTACTATTTCATCAATGAAACCTTCCGCAACAATTTCATTTTCACTATTCAATAATCGGACAATTCGCCCGTCAAACGTATTTACGGGAACATCCACATTTAAGTAGATGGATTCGTTATATAAATCTAAATCTCGCGTGTATTTTTCATTTACAAGTTTTTGCAACGTATTTCGAATAACACGAACATTTTGTAAACTAGTATTAGAATCTTTAAGAAGAATACCGCATTCATCCTGCTCCATTTCGAACCAGGCTTGTTTTAATCCAAGACTATTCGTAGATTTAAATTGAATCATATCTAACTCGGAATCCCAACCCGTTTTCGTAACATCACTGCCGTTTTTAACACACATATCAATTTGATTGGTAGTACTATCAAACATGGGTAAATTATCAATACCACCCAAAGATTCAACCGTGATCTTATCCACGAAATTACCATTGGAATCTGTTCTGTAACCCAATTCAAAGTAAAATGCATCATCTGGAGAGTATCCGTCAAGTACATTACCGCTACTATCAGCACTACCATCATCAATTACAGGCATAAATTCCGTGAAATTTCCTCGCACTGTTTTCAAAGCAGACTCTTGACGTTGTCCTGGTTTGAACAATGCACCAGACCATACTTTGTCAATATTGATGTAGTTGTATTTGTTCGATTTTAATGAATCTTGTAAATCATCAATTAAATCAGCACCTTCATTACGAGTGATCAAGCGTTTATTCACAGCAAAATTAAATCGGGGTTTCTGGGAAGCATTAAATTCAAGCAATTTTTCTGCGTTAGGATTACGTCCCATTTTGTTCTTTTTAATCAATTCTTGGATAAACGCATTCTGTGCCGCAACATTTGAAGTAAGATCACTGTCACGGTCGGCAATCGCAGCACTATTGTTACTGACACGGACGGAAATAGGTTTACCAGAATCGGCAGCAACTAATGTATATGACGTTCCAGTCGCACCAACAATTTCAACCCCATCTCTGAGCCATTTGTACGAGGCTCCGAACATTGTAGACGATACCGTTAATGTTTCATCTTCAATCGCTTGACCAGTAATAACGGGTTTGATTCCAGTTTCATTAATATTGACAGTCGGTGTACTGACGGGAGTTTCTGTTCCATTTTCATTATCTAAAAATGTAACACGAACAGAAATCGGTTCGCCAATATCAGCATCAACGAAAGTGTACGATGTTCCATTCGCGCCAGCAATGTTCGAACCATTTCTCAACCACTGATACTGGAAAGCATTTGGATCATTAATATTCGGGAAACCATCGTCATCAGACAAGGCAGTAATATTCGCTTGGATTGTATGAGATACTGTGGGAGAACCATCCAAAACAACACTGACACCGGAAGACATGTCATTCACATTTCCAACTTGTTTAGAAGGAGTAGTTAAAACAACCGTTGCCAAACCATCAAAAACTGTAACCGCGCATGACATCCATCGGTTTACTTGTTCTTGTGTGGATAATATTGTATAACTGTCCTGTGTCGCGCCATTGATAGGTGAGAAATTATCGTTGCTATCTGAAGCACTGATGTGCCATTGATAAGATAACGTTAATTCATTTGCCGATTGTTCCGCATCTGTAATACCTGAAATATCAACGCCAATAGTTGCTCCTTCTTCGACAGTTCCAGCTATAGTCACACTACCGGATGGTTCAGTGTTCAATGTTAGTACACCGCTCGCAGATAAAGGCGTAGAAGTGGCGTTGTCATAATATTGAGTCACATTTGAAGCATTAAACATTTCGTTTTCGGGTAATCTGTACCATTTAACGAAATTGCTTCCTCCACTAGAGCTTCCTTCTCCACCCGTTCCCGCGTTGTACCAGTATCCAGGGTCGTTTAATTTATTTTCCATACCCGAATTTGTAAAGAAGTGGAGTTGCTCAGATCCATTACTATTTTTTAATACGCCATTTTCATCCACTTGTAAATGTCCATTATCTCTCAATGATACATAAACATCGTGTAACGGTTGATCAAGTGCTGGTGTATTCCAAAAGGAATGATTTAACCATTTTGCATTTGGGAATCTCCATTTCGATATATTCTCATTAAATGTATCTGCTCCTGGAATTGGATTAGAACCACCGAAAAGAAGGTAAATCGTTTCAAGATTTGTTAGATTCCATGTACTAATGTGTCCATATTGCTGTATAACACTAGACTCGTTTCCAGCACACCAATCTTTTATAGCTTGTCTAAAATCAGATCCCCATACGTCAGTAAATGTGGGGTTTTCTTGGGTTACGATAGGTGGTGCAGGGGCACTTACCGATAGAGTACCATCTTCTACCGTAAAGACTTGGAAACTAGCATCCGGAGCGACATTCGGATTAAATACGAATAATGTTTGAGAACTGTCTACCGTTACATTTGCTCCATTTTTAATAATTAATGTAGAATCTGATACTCCGCTAATGACACTGCCTCCTCCTCCACCCGCTCCAACGTTGTACCAATATCCAGGTTCATTTAATTTATTTTCCATTGGTGTACCTGTAAACATTTCCGCTTCGTTAGCTGAATTTAGTGCGGATGAAGGAATCGATGCTCTCATTTCATGTAACTGTTGATCAAGTGCAGTACACCCCCGGAATGCGTAGTTCATCCACTGCAAATTAGGAAATTTCCATTGCGAAATGTCATCATTGAAAGTTGCTCTTCCAGTAACTGCGGCGGCAGCATTGTCATTATTGCTACCTGGATATCCTGAACCAGTCCAAGCTGACTTGTTTCCTTCATATACAGTACCATGATTAAATAGTGCATAAATAGTTGTGATATTTGTAACATTCCAAGTGCTAATATTGCCATATAGTGTTTCTGCGTGTGCTCTTAAATCGCCGCCCGCACACCAAGCCGCCGCCGCCAAACGGAATTTTTTTGTAATGTCATTATTTGTCCCCCCTGTAAATGTAGGGTTTTCTTGAGTGGACATAGAAGGTGTAGGAACCGAAGTATAATTCAATACACAATTTATGGTAGTATCGGCCATAATTTCACCTTGACCGTCATTTACAGTAACTAGTTCAGTTTGAGGTACAACATATACTGTTCTTTGCAGTGCCGTTGCTACGTTACTAGCAGAATCAGCAGCCGAATACGTTACTACATACACGCCTGGAATTAAAGTGTTCACATCTCCGACAACATTGGCATTACCGCTACCGTCCACAACATCCGTCCATGTGGCACCAAGGTCAGTGTATGCCGTTCCCGCTTCGTGAACAATAGTGGCCGCACCGGTCAATGAAATCACCGGAGCAGTTGTGTCCACCACTTGCACTTGTCGTGTTTGAGTAATCGCAGCATTTCCAGACGCATCACTGACGTTGTATGTGACAGCGTACGTTCCCGGAACAGTGTTCTGGATGGCACTGCTATCAATGGTAATGCCCGGAAGATTCTGATCGAATGAATCGGTCGCTGTGGCATTTAGCTCAACATAGTTC